GTCTCAACTAGAACAGTCTCAGATGGGTAAGTGCGGTCACCGATCTCGACACTAGGTCTCTCCCACACCTGACCCTTATCGTCTTCGCTGATCATCTCCCACTCTTCACACTCAACCCACCCCCATTCACCATCTTGGTATGTGCGAATGCTCGGCACCTTGTGGTGCCAAGTAGATGAAAGGTTTAGGTTAGGAATCGGGATCGTGCAAACACGCTGCTTCGGGCCTGGGTGCCAATCAACCCCATCGCCATGAGTGTTGATGGTGATGTACGCATCGGAGTATTCCATCCACCAAGCATTGTCTGGGTGGACGATCTTATATTTTTCTGAAAAGTCTGGATCGTTGTTCTCAACGCCTAACAAAGCCTCCAGTTCCTCAACACGCTCACGTTTCTCAACGAACCTCTTTCGTGTCGATTCTCTTTGAGTCTCTGAGTCTTTCAAACGACGCTCAGCATCAATCAACTTCTCGTTGGCTGCGTCTAGTTGTTCACGCAGTTGTTGCTTGGTTTCCGTCTTCATAAGTATCCCTTTTGTAATGATAGTTAGTGTGGTGGTTGATGAGATTGGCGCCTTCTATTCCCCTCCTCGAAAGGGTGGCGGGAGCGCACTTCATCTCATCTGTTTTTTAAAGCAGGCCAGTAGGAGCCTTGCTGAGAGCAGTCGGACGCCACCACTCACCCGACTGATATGCCCCGCCAAATTCATGACAACGATAGAAGAAAGGCAGCAGCGTAGACCGATGCAGCGATGCACACGCCCATGATGATGCCCTTCTTCGTATCGTCATCTATCTGCACTCGCTACGACCAGCTTGCCGTGTTCAGCCCAGCGGCAGGTTGTGCCGGTGCCTGTTGTGGCTGCTCAGTCTGAGCGTGTGGTTGTGCTGGGCCAGCACCAGACTTGAACGAAGAGATCTTGTTTTTGTCTGCATACGTCCCGCCGCTAGGATTAGAACCACCCTTTTCAATCACGATGTTCGCTGAGAAGGGCTTGCCCATGCAGCCACGCACCATGTCCTCACTGAGGTTCCCAGATGGGTTACCGCCTGACGCAATCATCCAAGATTTAAGACGCCCAACGCCCACTTGGTTGTTAAGTACAAACCGATCCCAGACTTTACGGCCTGCGTGAGTTGGTCCAACCACGTTGAATTCAAACTCCAACATAGGATTGCCGTTGCTCGACGTTTTTCGCTCATACAACGCTGCAGAGAGCGTGTATTCACCTGGCGGGAACGGCGCAGAACCCCCCGAAGTTTCCTTTACATCATCAAGATTGATGTTTAGATCGTCTAAAGACATAGCTGATTACTCCTCAAGCTGCTTCAGTGTTGGTGTTTGCAGCGAGTGCTGCGGTGTATGCTTCCATGAAAGCGTTCCATGAAAACTCAAGCTTGCTTGGCAAAGCCAAACGAGACTTGGCGTCATAAGCTGCAGCGAACTGCGTGAACAAACCACGGTTGCCGTAGCTGACACCTCTGGCCTTCTGGCCATCCTTGATCAACTGCGTTTCGTAGTTTGCAAACAAGTTAAAGTCCACCCAGTCCTTGATGAGTGAGTTGACCTTCTTGTTGCAACGCATCTCCCAGCGGTCATACGGCTCCAGTTCAGGATCTTTGTATGCCTTGGAAGCAACGTGGCTGAGCAGAATGACGTTCATGCCCTTCTGTGTGTGCAGAACATTGAGCCCTGACAACAGATGCACCCAAGCGTTTTCTTCGGCAACGTAGAACGCACCGTAGCCTGCTTTGGGATCAGCTGCTGATGACCAGCCGTTCTGCTCACAGACATATTCTTCGCCAAGCTTGGCTGCAGCGTCTGTGGTATCAAGCACAACAGTCTTGAATGACTGCTCCTCGTGCACCAGAGTCTTGATCTGCTCTAGCAACTCGCCCCAAGTGTTTGCCTGGGGGAAGCGTGGCACATCGATGAAAGACAAGCCGTCTTCCGCTTGGATGAACACCGGGTCTAATGACCCTGCACCAAAGGTGCTTTTGCCGATACCGTCTGTACCTTGGATGTTCATCCGCACTGGTGGTATCGGACCACCCGCTGGACGGGTGCTCGTGATTTGCTGAAGTAAAGACATTAGTCCTCCTCTAGTTTATCAGCGTTGATTTTTTTGATTTTAGAATCACCTAGCTTGATCGAGTGCGCAGCGTGCCATGGGCCAGCCTCGCTAGGATGGTTGACCGCAAAGTCCTTGAACTTACGCATATCGATTTTGTAGATGGTCTGCTGGGTAACAAAGGAGGGCCAATCGCTTTGAGGTATCGCCTCAAGGATTGCATCGACCATGGACTGATCCCAAATGTGAGTCCTTGGAATCTCGACGGTGTAAGGACCGTCTGTGGTTTCGCCGCCTTCGTTATGGATCGTAGTCAGTAGAGCACTGACCAACTGGGTATCGAGCAAATCTCGCTCAAGCTTTTTAATGTGCTTGTCTAGCTCTGCCTTTTTGTTTCTCGCACCGACAATCTGCCGCGCCAAACAGTTAGCGTCCTGCATTTCCTTTTCCTTTTCTAACTCAACTCAACTCTCTACGAAACGGAGAATGAACTAGGCAAAAGAAAAGTGCAACACCTTTTGTAAAAAAAATTGTATTAAATAATATGGAGGGTTAGTATCAGGCCTGGCAGAGGGTCTCCAGTCCTCAGTACTACACGTTCCCGTCCGTGTGCCAAAAGACGGGCTTCATAAGGAGAAGTAATGGAATATGTGATCGAAAAGAACTCCCCTTTGCCACCACACCCTACAAAAGGGTCAGGCAAATGGCAAAAGCTTTTGTCAAAAATGGAGGTAAAAGATACAACCACGGTTAAAAGCGAAGAAGAGGTCAGATCGATCAGGACATCAGCCTACAGGCTAGGCATGAAGATCAGATCAAGGCGGATCAGTGAAGGACTCTATTGGATACAACGGGTGAAGTGATGATGCCTTTCTTATCGTCAGATACTGAAGGGCCCATGTCACCCGAAGCAAAAGAAGAACTCCTACACACGATGTGGGAGCACGGCATGCACATCATCCCCTGCGGTTCGCCCAGCGAGGTGGTGCCACAATATTTCAGACAGCGTCATCCATTCGACGCCGAAGAAGATCTCAAAGCCAAGTGGGCCAAAACACCACGGGTTAAATGGCAGCACTATCAAAAGATCCAGCCATCCCAGGACGAGATCACCCAGTGGCATGCCCAATATCCTGGTGCTAACTGGGCTGCAATCACCGGCATATCATTCGCCGTGGTCGATGCAGACTCAGACGATGCTGTGAACTGGATCGATGCAGGTGGCATCACGCGAACACCACTAACACAAACCTCGCCCAAAGGCGGGAAGCACTACTTCTATTCCATCGGTGGTGCCAACCCGCTGATCCGCAACAGCGTCGGACAGAACAAGCTCGATGTTCGAGGCGATGGCGGGTACATCATGGTCGCACCAAGTGTCGGCTATCACATGAAGTGTGATCAAGCATACGGTGTGTCTTCAATCGATGACTTGCCACTGCTGGGCGAAGCGGATATCCAACAGGTGCATGTGTTTAACACCGGCAACAAAGTCGAGAGCATCCGCGACAAGCTGACAGAGGAGCCGAAAGAACAAGGCAGTCGCAACGACACACTAGCACGGCTGGTTGGCAAGTGGATCAAAGAAGGCTGGGGCATGCGCGAGGTGCTGATCAAGGCTCAAGATTGGAACCAGTCCTGTGTGCCACCCATGGACTTGATCGAAGTAACGCGCACGACAATCAGTATCGTCAACGGCCACATCAAGCGGCACCCAGACGATGTGAACGCAGGCATCATCGCATGGCAGACATCAACGTGGCAGACAGAGATCAACGAAGATCTCAAGCAACTGCAGTCACAAGAAGACCCGCTCGATGAACTCAAGCGCGAAGGTGACAAAGAACAAGATCAAGGGCCGCTAGGACTCCAGCCGTTCAACGCAGAGCAGTGGTCTGCGATGACAGACGATGGCATCGAGCAGTTCTGGGGCGATGCGTTTATCTTTCAAAAAAGTCGGGTGCTGTTGTTGGGCAAACCAAAGATAGGTAAGTCCAATTGGCTAGGCGCCTTCGCAGCGGGGGCAACCACTGGTACAGACTTCATGGACTGCGAGTTTAGCAGGCCGCTCAAGGTGATGTGGTTCCAGGCCGAGATCATCGCAGAGTTTTTGAAGCGGCGTATCGACACCTACTATCGGCGCTTCGAGTTCGACCAAGAGCTCATGTCGATGGGTCACAGCAATCTGATCATCAGCGGCAGGCTACGAAAGAACCTGATGCGAGATCAGGACATCGAGCAGTTCAGCCAAGAGATAGCGTTTCACAAACCAGATCTTGTCATGATCGATCCGATCATCAACTTCTTCGATGGCGAGGAGAACTCTAACACAGAGATACGCAAGCTCCTTGATCGTGTTGACATGCTGATAGAAATGCACGGTATCAGCGTGATCATTGCTCATCATACAGGCAAAGAGCGGGCAGATGATAAGTCATTCATGTCTGCACGAGGCGGCAGTGTGTTCGCCGGTTGGTTCGATAGTGGCGTGAAGCTCAGCGGCGAGAAGCCTGATGTGTCTGTTTTCTACGAAGCGCGTAACGCCCGTGAACCAAAAGAACATCTAGCAAGTTTTGACTTCGATGATGGCATGTGGAAGGTCAACGATTTTACACCTCGAAACGTGAAGTCACCGCTTAGTGAAGAAGATGAGGTCAAGATAGCAGGCGTGGTGGTCGATGCCATGAGTAGCACCAAGTTTTACAAGCGCAAAGAACTTGAGATGTTAGCGAGAGAAGCTCTCAGTGATGCAGGATTAGCTAACGGTGAGAGAGCAGCAATGAAAGCGGTTTCCTATGTGCAAAAGTATAAGGGGGCAGTGGTCAAGACGCATGCCGTCCCAGGCGCAGCCGTGTGGCACTATCTAGAATCAAATGAAATGACAAAGCCTTGGGAGGCATAGTGATGAATGAAGCAAACACACAGTGGAATAGAACTGTCACAGATCAAGTCGGATGGATTGTTCTGTTCCTTGGCACACCATATATGGATGGCCGGTACACAGAAAAAGATTATGCCATGCAGGTCAAAAAGCGCATGGAAGAACGATACCCGATGCTGCGATTTGAAGTGGCCCAAGTGAGGGGCGACTTCTTAGTTAGCGATGACATCTTTTGGGCTGATCATCAGGAGGAGATAGAACAAGCAAACGACAGCGCGACTGGCGTCTACTGGAGAAGGCATGGGTATCAAAAAGTGAAGTCGTAGTGTGTGGCACTATCTAGAATCAAATGAAATGACAAAGCCTTGGGAGTGATATGAGCAAGCTCACAGTAATTAGCTTGGGCGCAGGTGTACAGTCAAGCGTGATGGCGTTGATGGCAGCGAAGGGTGAGATCACACCCATGCCTGATTATGCGATCTTTGCAGACACACAAGCGGAACCTGATCACATATACGAATGGCTCGACTGGCTAGAAAGCCAGCTGCCGTTCCCGGTGCTGCGTGTCACACGAGGCAGTCTGCTCGATGACATCATGAACCCAGAAGATCGAAGCGCATCACCGCCGTTCTTCACTGCATCACCAAGCGGGGTGGGCGAGGGCATACTCATGCGTCAGTGTACCCGCGACTACAAGGTCACGCCGATCCAACGAAAGCTACGCGAACTGGCAGGCTACAAACCGCGCCAACGTATCCCAGCAGACACAGTCGAGCAGTGGATAGGTATCAGCACCGATGAGATACAGCGGATGAAAGATGCGCCAGAGAAATGGTGCAACAACCGATGGCCTTTGATCGAAACACGCATGTCACGGTGGCATTGCTTGCGCTGGATGCGTGACAACGGCTACAACGAACTACCGCGCAAAAGCGCATGCACGTTCTGTCCCTATCATGACAACGCAACATGGCGTGAGATGAAAGCCAATGACCCCAAGTCATGGGAGCAGGCGGTGGCTGTGGACAAACACATACGCGATGACTTTCGTGGCACAACAAGCAAGATCTACATACACCGATCACTTGTGCCTCTCGATGAGGCAGACCTGGCTGACCCAGCAGCGGATCAGATTGTGATGGACTTTGGTGACGAATGCGACGGGATGTGTGGTGTCTGATGTGGATTGTACCCAAGAACTACCAACCGTCCTCAGTCTCTGCACTGGCTACGGTGGCATCGAACGAGGACTTGAGCTTGCCGGGTATCAACATAGAACAGTCGCTCATGTGGAGATCGAAGCCTTCGCCACTGCGAACCTGGTCGCAAAGATGGAAGCGGGACAGCTGGTTCCGGCACCTGTGTGGTCGGATCTTAAAACCCTGCCAGCACACTGCTTTCGAGACCGAGTTGATGTGCTCACTGGCGGTTATCCCTGCCAACCGTTTAGCGCCGCTGGGCTGCGCAAAGGCGCCGAAGACCCAAGACACCTCTGGCCATACATCTACGACCACATACGAACAATTAGACCTGTTCGCTGCTTCTTCGAGAACGTCGAAGGACACATCAGCCTTGGACTGCGAGACGTCATTGCAGACTTGGAAGGACTTGGTTACGCAACGACGTGGGGAGTATTCAGCGCGTCTGAAGTTGGCGCACCTCATCAGAGAAAGCGAGTTTACATTCTGGCCTACGCCAGTGGCGCAGGACGACAACAAGTCACCAGAAGCTCACATGAGGATGAAGCAGCGCATGAAGGGCGGGCCTCGATACAAGGCCACATCGCTGCAGGTGATGGTGAAGGGCGTGGAGCGGGGGCTATGGCCGACACCAACAGCGCAGGACAACAACCAAGTGAGTGGCAACCCAGATCACCCGAAGCGCGGCACAACGCTGGGCGGGGCAGCAAGGCAATGGCCGACGCCGACAGCCAGCGACAGCGAGGGCGGGCCGAGACAGCAGGATGGCAAGAGGGGCCGGGCGCTAAAGGATCTGCCGGGACAAATGTGGCCGACGCCATCAGTCAGGGATCACAAGGGCGGGTACCAAGGGGGCAGGATCAGGAACGGCAAGGTCAGCAGAGACACGCTGGACGTGGCAGTGCAGCACACGGACAACCAGAGCCAGTCGGCTGGGCAACTGAACCCAACGTGGGTCGAGTGGTTAATGGGGCTCCCTTTAGGGTGGACAGACTTAGGCTCTTGGGAAACGGAGTAGTGCCAGATACCGCAGCCAAGGCGTGGATCGTGCTGAATGATCAGCTAGCCAAAGAAAATCATGGGTGAATCGCAGGCATAAAAAAGCCCCGCAAGACGTACAAAAGGATAAAGACGCCAAGCGGGGCAAACACTTTGTTAAGGAGACATCGTGTTGAGCGAAAGATACGACAGAGAAAAAGGAATGTAAAGTAGTTGTGGGTAACGATTGTTGACAACGATTGTTGACAACGATTGCTGACGGCGAAAGGAGAGAGATGGAGATTGCAGATAATAAAGACTGGCGCATCAAATGCGTGTCGTGTGATGGAGAATACAAAACAAATGACCTGCCAAGAGGATGTAAAATGTGCGGCAAAAAAGTGCTCATGGTGTGGGACATAAGGAGCAAAAAGAAAAAACAAACGCCCACAGAGAACAAAAGAATCGGCAGGTACAGAGGCTTCTCTGATGTCGCAATGATGACGAAAATTAAATGAACTTAGGACGCAAAGTTAAAGTAGTTTCGAGGTTCGCGGAACAGCCGTTTTACCTAAAAATCGTAGGTGCAACGGCCTTTTTTCAGATTGCACCTACCCCTGTGGATAAGTCTGTAAGTTGTTGATTTATATAGTAGGTGCAGGCAGGTGCATAGGTGCAGTCTGCACCTACGTGCACCTATGCACCTACGGCTCGTAAGTCATTGATTTATAAGGGTAGGTGCATAGGTGCATAGGTGCACCTCTAAAGAGGGGGAGAGATATATGAAATATCTCCCCTACGGGACACCCCCTTTCTCCCCCTTTAGAGAGAGAGGAAGAAAAGAAAAAAATTTTTTTGTAGGATGACAAACAAGGGCGCATAGAAGAGATTTTGTATGGCAAAGAATCAAGCTGTCGATATGTTGAACAATCCAAAGCGTAGTCTGCCAGAGCGGCACAAGGAGAAGCCGTTCACCAAGAAGCAGCAGGCGTTCATTCAGCACTATGTGTATCACGATCTGACAAACACAGAGGCTGCCCATCGAGCGGGTTACTCAAACCCACGGCAGATTGCGTATGTGCTTTTGCATGATCCCAGATACATGAACGTGCAGATGAAGATTCGTGAACTGCAAGAGGCGCAGCAGAAGAAGTATGAGATCACGTTTGAGAAGGTTGCGCGTGACTTGCAGATGATAAGGGACAGGGCAGTTGAAGATGGATCGTATGGTGCAGCCGTCACAGCAGAGTTGGGCAGAGCAAAACTTGCGGGCCTGATGGTTGAGAAGAAAGAGATCAAGCACGGGCGAATCGACCAAATGGATCGATCAGAAGTTGAAGCCAGGCTAAATGCATTGCTCGATAAGAACCAGTTGATTCCTGGCCTACAGTCTGCAGTGGTGGATGACAGCGTGATTGATGTTGAGGATGTGCCTGATGATGATGTTGAAGAGGCACAGTTTGAGGATGCAGAGTTCGAGGATCAGGAAGATGAGGAGCCCGCAGCGGGGCTCCTTGATGGTGAGGAGGATGATTATGATGGCGATGGTGAGGAGGATGAGGAGGACGAATGGTAACGAACCAACGCAATCGGTGGTCTAAAACCTTTGCCTCTACGCCTCAGTTGAGTGATCCGCTTTGGCTTATCAATGCGTCTAACCGCTCGAAAGGCTTTGCTTCGATGCGCCTGACAGCAATACTTGGCTGATGACTGCGTGCTCATGAACTTCACACCACACCACAAACATGTGAACTCACGCTCAACTTTGTGTTGGTGCATCGTGGATGAGTTGGCTCTCATGCCCCCACGAGTTTCTTTCTCGTAGGGGTCTGTTGATGAGATGAGGTCTTCCATAATCAAGACTCCACCACAATCGATTTGCCAATGGTCTGAGGCAGTCGGGTTGTGCGCAAAGCAAACTCCTTGTTGCCAGACAACGTGATGCGCTCTGCTTGGGCACGGCTCATGGCTGTGACCTTCACTTCGTGCTTGATTACTTCAAGGTAACTGATGGTGTACTCAGTCAGAGCACCACGAGAATCTTCGTAGCATTCGCTGTAGCACATCGGGCAGCAGTTACGCATGCCCGTGTTAGTTTCGATTGATGCAAGCATGTGCTCAGCAGTCATGGTGCCGCACTCGTCGCAGGGGAAGAAGACTCTTTCTTCTGAATCCAAATCTTCGACTTCGTCATCGCAGCTAAAGCACATCGCGGTGGTGTTGTAAAACACCATGCTACGTTCATGGTTGTACTCACCACAGCGGTCACAGGAAATCTTGCCGTCGATTGAACTCATGATGCAGTCCTCCAGTATTTGTATGCTTCCGCCTCTGGGATCATGTTGAGCCATATCCAATCTTTGGCATTCTTGTCAGTGCGCTGCAGGACAAAGTGAGCCTTGTATTTTTCTAAGATATCATCGGTGGGCTTGTCTCTGCCAAGGTGCAAGATGTCGTTGCTCTTGGGGTCATAGACCGCGACTTTCTTTTTCAACGTTTTGCGCATCTCTTTCAGCGTTAGTTGTTCGTTGATCAGATCCGTGATCAGCCAGTCGATTAGCTCGTCACTCTTTCCATCACCGAATGCATCTATCGCCCATTGCAGGTCTTCGCCTAACTCAATCTTCTTGAGTGTGTATTGCTTGGCCTCTTCGCGGGCAGTCTCCATAGCCTCCTCAAAAGCTTCTTTGCCTTTACCGAAATCAGATGGTGAGTAGAAGTTCGGGCCACCGTTGCCACCGTTAGAGGCAGTGAACATACGCTTGCCGTTGATATAGACAGATGCTCGGAAACAATGCGTCTCTTCAGAGAAGGTGACGTTGTGACTGAGGTTCTTGAGTTCCATCGCAGAGCGTGGCTCTATCGCTGCAAGCGTGGGGTCAAGGTCTTTGGGTTGGAATGGTTTCTTGTTGCGTGGCATATGCTTTCTCCTTTTGTTTGCTATGCGCGTTCGATAATAATGCTTTAGTGTTCTATGTCAATAGAGAATTATGAGTATCGACAAAAATGTTCCAAAATGTGGGGGTTTGTGGGGTTTGATTCGCTCCCCACCCCTCTCACAAGGGGTCTAGCGTTTGATTTGAGGCGTTTTCTCGCCCGCCTAGGGGGTTGCGTAGGCTTGCGGCCTTGCGGCCTTGTACGGGGCTGTGCGTGCGCCTGAGAGCTTGCGGCCTTTTGCGATTTTTTTACGCATGCTTGCGGGCTTGCGGCCTTGATCGAATATATATGCTTGCGGCTTGCGA